TTCGGAATCTATCTTCTTGATAGACGCATTGATCTGCTCAACCATACTACGGGCCTCAGAAGCCTGTGCATCATTAAGCTGAACTTTACTGCCATTAACAAGGATGACACTGTCAATCGTATCCAGTTGTCCCTGATTAAAAGCGTCACGAAACGAAGCATCAGAGGCAAGAATATCATTCGTATGCTTCTGACCCTCAGTTTCGGCGGTAGTCTTAGATACCTGCGCAGCTAAGGCAGTGTCCGCAAGAGCCTGCGAAGCAACGCTTCCAATAGGTTTGTAACGATTCCATGCGGAAGTATCAGCGACAGGGCCAGCAGGAGTATGACCACCTTGTGCCTGAATAGACGAACCTTGTAATGCACCGTTAGTAGCATATAAATCAGGATTAATACCGGCAGTCCTCAAACGAGCCTGAACAGCGGCAGGAGTATTATATTCATTATTAGCTTGCCAAAGTTTGTAATTCCAATCATTTTGGGCTTCACGTTCAGACGTCTGCCATTTACGTGTCTTCTCAGCTTCTTCACGCGCCGCCGCGAGCTGTTTGTCAACAGATTGATTCTGAGAATGAGCACCAAATAAATTAGAGATGCCGGAAAGTGCTCCACCAATCAGAGCACTACCAGCACCTGAAAAAAATTTTCCCATTATTTCAATTGCTTACGCTTATCATTGTAGGCGGCTACAATCTTAGCGCGGGCATCACGTTGGGCATTCCAAACATCAGCAATATCCTGACCACGACGATATTCAACGGGAACAATCCAGCTTTCTTCGTCCATAAAGTCATCAGAGGGCAACTGCGAAATATTCTGTGCAGAAATAGGAACACCAGCCTTAGCGGCTTCATACATTTGGGCGGGAGTATAAGCAAGGTCACCACGCACAGGAAGTTCGCCAGGCTTCCGAGTGCAAGTACATGTGTGGGTATTCCAAGCATGAATTACAACTTGTTTCATAATCATTCAATATGAGGTATTGAGTTACGAGGTATAGTAGTCTTCTTAGTGATATCAAAAGCAATACTACCTAAAATCTTGTCACCGTTTTCGGCAGTCATGGCAAACACATCGTTGACATGGTCAGGGTTAACGAGCAAGAAATCCTTAGAAAGTTCAGGAGCCTTATCAAATACACGATTGATAACGAAATTACGCATAGAACCACGAAACTCACCGTGTACTTCATCAAAGGACGAAATCAAATCCCAATATGCACGCTGATAACCGAATACATTATTGACATTTGCGGGGTTCACGGCATAAGCCTGATACGGACACAAATGCTTGTATAACATCGGTTGGTAACTGATATTATTGAATTGAGGAAAATGCCAATCCAAAAGATTCATACGGGTGAAATGAGGCGGTAACAGCTGTGAATAATTCGCAGCAGGAACGACCGACATAACACCAAGAATATAACCATCTTCAGGACAGTATTTGCGGATAATATGACGCATACCAGACTGCAAAGAGCCTTGACCGGCAAAAGTGCCTAACGGATTGCCCTCTGTAGGTGTAGTCTGTGTCACTTTATATACAGGAATAGTATCAGAGATACCGCCAAGGAATTCAGGCATCATAAGCTCATCATAATCCAAATTAACATCAAAAAGACCTTTAACAAGATTCTTGTAACGAGGAGACTGACGAATACGAATTTCAAGGAAACGTTGAAGTGAGTTAACGTTTCGAAAATCGGAAATCGATATACCCGAGGTCGCCATGCCTATAAGGTTCTTAACCACATCCGCGGGAGCATTTGAGGATTTGACTTGAAAACCTGTAACAGTATCACCATCTTCGGCAGTTTCAAGCTGCGCATGATATTCAACACCGGCAGCATCCCTAAAGGTAGCTTCACCAAGAGAAGTAATACCAACAAGGGGCGCGACACCTGCCTGAGGAGACTGTAAAGCAGTAGTATACGCATCAGGTTCCCAATTAGCGTAATGCAACTGATATTTGTAAGTATCACGACCACCCTTTACAGAAGGAACATAACGATTATATTCAGGTTTACCGTCTACAATAAACGGGTTATTGCGGATATCGCGACCAAAAGCGTTATAATATGCCTCATATGCGCGGAAAGGCAAGGCAGACAATGGGACAGCAGGTAGCTGACCAGAAACAGAAGTATAGAATGGACAGTTACCCGTCTCGGGTTTCGTCCATTCATCAGTACGCATAACAGCCTGAACGAGCATGGAATCAAACTTCGAATGCAAAGATTCATATATACCAGACTCATAAGAATAAACACTAGTCAAAAAACGGGCATAAGTGTATGTTAAAACGTCAGAAACACTTTGACGATGACCAACATCGAATTCTATGATAAGATAGAATGTAAAAGAAGATACAGATTTAGAAGCCGAAAATTCTAACTCAATATCCGTACCCGAAACAGTCGAGCTGTAAATTTCACCTACTTGAGTAATATGCACTCCATCCTCAGAAAAAATATATCCACATCGAGAAGTTTTTAAAAATTGAATAAGTTCGGGGAATCCAGCACAAGAAAGAATAACACGAGGGTTCTGTGTTTGTTGATCACCTTCAAACTTATATTCAATACCCATAAGAGAATTACCAAGGCCATAATGGCTAACAACTTGAGGATCGTCCGGTTGATAAGCCATAACATCGGAAATGGCAAAACCTTTCTTAGCAGCTAAATCGTTCAAAGTTCCTACGTCCGAATATTCTTTTTGAGAAAAAGATGTAAAAAAACATTTACCAAACGATGGAGCAGAACCCTCTGAAACAAAAATAGGCGAAAGCAATTTTCCGACAGAAGTAGATCCAAAAGTCCCCGTAATTGTCGTAGGCACACCAAGATAATCAGCAAGAGTACCCGTTTGTAAATCATCAGGAATATTAAAAATAGCCTTCCTATCCGGTGTATTATTATCACCAAACGGGTCCATCCACGGAGGCGTAACAGCCTCGTCACCACCAAAGAATGACATCCAATCTTCCCAAAGGGTGCGAGTGCGTACATATACAAAGTGTAACCGCACATAAAGCTGCGTCTGAATAGGGAAGACAGTCGGAAGCAGCTGCAAATTAAAACGGGCATCTATCTGGAATGAATCACCAAAAGAAGCTGGTAACAGACATACCGGAGTGATAGCGCCGAACTTCATTGTAAGGTTGTTGACAAAGGACAAGTCGAACGTAGACCGGTTCACACGATCTATATAAGCGTCCTTTTTGCGAAAAATATTTGCCATAATTATAAGTTAACATTTATATCAGGGGTCTTTAAAGTATCCACACGCGTAGAATTAGTCTGGTGCGTGCCTTGAGAAGAATTCTGGTTTTTCCAAAACAATGACATAGAAGCAGTGCAACTATCCAAAAGAATAGCCGCGGCTACTCCCAAAATGAAAGTAGTCGCAAGCTCAATAATCTTATAAATCTGAGGCTTAGTCATCTTCAGGCTCAATTAAATACTGTTCATAAAAGCCATCAGGCAGTTGACGGTCTGTAACAATCAGCTGCATAGCAGCAGAAAGGGGAATATGCCCACGAACAATAACAGTGTGAGGCATCTCATCCTTGACATCCGCAAACTTACGGGTCGTAAAAGTTACACGAGGTTCATTTTCCTGAGTTGCAGTAGCGCAACAATCGACATTTTTTTCAACATAACGTTTAAATTTTTAAGTAAAACAAAAATTATTAGACAAGACTATCAGGTAATCATCCCGCATTAGTCCAGGTAATTCAAAATTCACAAATAAAATATACTCATCAAGAGTTTCAAAGGTACGATAAGAAACCTTATCCTTTTCATAATTCAACATCACCTTTGGATATATCTTAGCATAAATGTACGGCATAGTTACAAAGTCTCTTTATAAATAGCAAGAATATTCTCGTTATCTGTTTTAAATTTAACATAATTTATATCTATTTCAGGTAAAGTGTGTATCATTTCCTGCATAAACTCGCGATGTTCGCGTTTAGCGGAAGTAATCATATTGTAGAATTTGACATCAAACTCGTACAGTTCAAGAGCGGTCAAAAGAGGCTCCAAAATGTGCTCTAAAACGATAAGACTGTCCTCTTTATGAATAGCGTAAAAATTCTTTGCATTATCAAAAATAAAGCGCGGAAACCGAATTACACAAGTATCAAAGTTGTAAAACGGAAATTTTTCATGCAAACGCTTACGAACTACATTAACTTCCTTATCGGTCATATTCAAATGTATCTGCCATAAACACGCACGAAGAGACAAAAAATAATCCACCAGCTGAATAGTATCACGTATTTCCTTTCGGACAAGCATAGAAGGAGTCGGATAAAGCTTACGACGAAAATATGCAGGTATATACGAGGTAAAACGTTCACCTGTAAACTTATCCACGATTTCAACAGTCAAAACATCAGGATTCTGATAAAACCACAGTACATGGTCCATACACCATTTATAACCGAGACCTCCGTCACGACGAGAAGAAAGGTAAAATACCGGTTTGCAACCTTTTGGAATGTCACTTTCCTTACGCATATATTTCATACAATATTGAATACCTCCCTGAGTGCAGGGCTTGCAATAGACAAAACCAAGTTCGCCTAAATAATTCCAATCAAAGCGATGAGTAAGTTTATTATAAAATCGTTCTCGAACAGACCAAGCTTGTAGAACAACCTTATACACATCCATAGCAGACATATGAATAGGCATATTCCACAAGATAAGATGATAATGAGGCAATTTCGTATGGCTTCCATACTCAGCGGCAGCAAAATACCTAATTTTTTCAGTATAATTATGGTCTCGAACAAGAATTTGACGCAAACGTTTAAGAAAATCTTGAATATGTTTTTTATCGACACCATCTTCAGGGCGATGTATAGGATTGAAAGTAAGAGTTATAAAGTAAGGAACCGTGCGCGACGACTGCGTTTCTGCAACAGCTCTGAACATCCATTCACGGGCGTTTCTCTTTTTGCAAAGAGCGCACTTCCGGCAGGGCGTCGCCAAGAACATGGGTACGACATCATCCTCGCTATCATAACCAAAAAACGAAGATTCCCAGTCTTCAAGGTTATGAAAATCAACGTTTTTCGGCGAAAAACGGGCATATGGAAAATTCCAGCGCCAAGCTGCGCGGGCCATTTCGGGTACATATTCATAATTTCCATCATAAACGAATTTACCGGTTTTCAACACTGCATCCTTGAATGCAGGATTTAAAATATATTTAGGTTTTTCACAAAGAATATGTCCAGCTTCCTATCAACTCGGCCATACTCGCATCATACTGTTCAAGTTTAGAATTTACTCTCTTGATCCACTCATCGCGCATTTGAATGTTGTCCGTGTTATAATGCTTATTGAGTTCGTCCATAGTAACTTGTACCTTGTCGAGTGTCTTTTCCATTTTCTGCATCATCTCTCGCTCTTTTCTGCGACGTGCAAATACTTTACGTACTTTGACAAACTCAGGTACAACTTTCCCCTTAAACTCTAAAAATTCGCCAACCAACTGCATAATAAGAAAAGCGCCAATCAAAATGATTGCCACCTTTACTGGAATGTTCAAATATTCAATGTAATCAAGCATTTTTGAACACCCGACCTTTATTCAGCAGGTGTTTCAGTTGGGGTTTCTGAGTTATTTACAACCTTACTCATATCACATAGACTGTCAATTAGCTGGCTGATTGCCTCAATATCAACATCGTAGTTGATACTGTCCGCAGATCCTTTAACCATGGCAAGCACCCATTCTTTTCGATCTGCGCCCTTCTCAAACATACCCTCAGCAGTCTTCATCAAGTCCATGACCATATCGAGCATTTTATTCCAGTTCTTCTCCTTAACTGCCTTTTGCACATATTTCACCAGTTGAACAACCAGCGGAATAGCTGCTGCAAGGCCGGATAGAATGGAAATTACAATCTCTACCCAATTCAACTCCATAACCGCTATCCTCCTTTGTTAAATTGGCGGGCTTACTCTGTCCACCTCTTCCTCTTTCACAAATCCTTTAGCCTGAGCCGAGGCAAAAGTAATTCCATCTCCATTACCACTTACATTTTCAGCTCTGTTCTTGTCTACGATCTTGCCTAATACGATACCGACTGCAGTACCAATGGGCGTAAAAACAACCGTCCAGCAGGCCAAAGCGCCAGTGTACTGATACTTGATACTTAAAACGGCAAGAAAAAATCCGCCCGCAAGCCCCGCTGACAGGAACAACAGCAGGTAAATTGCGTAGCGGTTCGTAAATCCAAGAGAAGCCATATGGCGGAACGGGCCTTTGCGTCCCCGTTCCCGCTTCGCCAGGTGTTTGCCACCCATTATGCCTTACCCATGAGCTGGGCAAAGCGATAAAGCACCGTTGCCATTTGCTCACGAGTCATAAAATCTTGCCACATACAGTTAGGCTCTCCATTGATAACCTCTCCACTGCCGGCAATCAATCCCGTATTTACTGCCCATTCACGTGCAGCCTGGCTCCATGAACCACAATCGTTATCTTGCAGTTCAGACCGCATTTCAGAGAACAGTTCCTTAAATCTTGCGACATCCATATCATCATCCTCCGATCCGCTTAGAATAGCTTGTACTTCTTGACGCAAGGCGTCCATGCTCTTTCCGTGCTTCGGCCACCAGTGCCCAACATCGCCGTGATTTGAACCATAGCCAGCACGATATGATTCAGCGTGGTCGCTAATTTCAGAAACTGGATAACCAAACTTCTTAACCACATAGACATTCCACGCCACAACCATCTTCCACATTCGATCAAAGTAGCCCTGGTTTTTCGCTACGTCATATCCAATCATTGTTCCGCCCGCATATGTATGGCCTGCAGGTTCACAAATCTCCCACTGAATTTTTGTGTTGTTCCAAGAACCCTTTTTGCCAGACCCAACACCCCAAGGACGGCTATTCCAGTTGAGTGTAAGCAAAATCCTACCCTCTCCCTGGTGGAAATCTCCCAGTAAAGCATTGACACCCCATCCTGCACTTGACTTATTCATTGAGTTGTAAAACACATTAACTGCAGGCTGGGCGCAACCGACAGAATGGTTTACACATCCTACCGGATTGATAGTTCGTCCGCAGGTGTACGCCCCGTTATTCGTTGCAAGCCGGATTTCCAAATGACTTTCAACATACTGGATACATTCTTGAACTGTCATCATGTTAATCCACCTCTACATACTCTCTACCCCAATAAGGCTCTCCATCATCGCTTGACGTTTTCAGTACTGCATACCATGCCTTACCTCCGTCCTTACGAAAACGAGGATCAAGGGTTTTGGAGCAAAAACCAAAACTACCTTCATCCTCGTCTGCTTCGGCGCGACACAATTTTCTCTCGCACTCCGTATTCTTCATGGGATCACACTCATAAAACAAAACCTTCTCACCGGTTTCCCCATCTACCAAATACCCATTACGAGGCACAATTTTATTGATGTCCGTCATTGCTGTTCACTCCTTTGGTCATATTCACACTCCCATGCTCTGTGCAAATCGGTAAAAGACTGTTGCACATTGCTCACGGGTAATAAAATCTTGCCACATATAATTTGGCTCTCCGTTAATCTCAGTACCGTTACCGGCAAATAGTCCCGTATTTACTGCCCATTGCCTTGCATCGGCACTCCACGTTCCGCAATCGTTATCCTGCAACTCAGATCGCATTTCTTGAAATAACTGCTTAAATTGCTCCAAACTGATGTCGCTGTTTATATCTGATTGAGACGCAAATTGGTCATAATATCTTTGTCCATATGCAGCACGTTTCTCTTGTGCCTGTTGACTCTGGTTGGCCGGCCTCTCAAAATCCAGCAGTACCGCATTTGATGCTTCAAAAACAGAGGACGCCGTTTTAAGTACTGCTAATACTCCAGGATAACTTTGAGTAAGTTCCTGCCATAGATAATCCAACTGCATATACAAATCCCCGATAGATTTACCGGACGCTTTTGCAAAATCCAACAACCCTTGTTTCCTCGTCCAGAATGTCCATTGGGCAAGACCAAACCCGGCTTTATCCCGTACAAAATTCGTATAGGTTCCATTATCTACCGCAGCAACATAAGCATTGTCATTCATGCCCAAAGTATTTTCATAACTATTTTGTAAATTGCGGGGGTTAAGTCCACTTTCTGCGAACAAATTTCCCATCAAACCGGCAATTCCGTATTCGGGCAAGCCTTTTTTCTTTAGGTAATCATGAATTTCTACTTCGTACATCTCCCCTGCACCTCCTTTACAAATCAGCAAGCATGGCTTGCTTTTGTCCAACAATTTCACCATCCATACAATACTTTCCGATCTCGTCCTCATCGTCGATATCTTTGTAGATATCCACCATTTCAAGGCTCTCCCATCCAATAATGGTTTTGATTACGGAATCGGGAAGATTCGCTTTGGCAAGCGATGTTGTAAAGAAGTGCCGGAGACTGTGCCAATATACTGGGATTCCCAAGATGTTGGAGAATGTTTCTGCCCAGCTATTCAGCGTAGAAATAGGAACTGCCTGGGCGGGATTATTCTTATCTGGGAATAGCCATTCACTCTCAATCCCCAGTTCTGCCCGTTGAGCCATCCAAGCATCGAAATACGGTTTGAATGGTTTCGCCAGCACATAACACGTCAGCATTTTGCCATTAACGCCTTTCCCCTTCGTTCTGATTTTCTCAGGGGTTTTGTAAAACGTGCCGTAGATAATGTTCTCATCTGTAAAGTACGAAACCTTAAATCGTGTCAATTCAGATTTACGCCGGCCAGAATATCTCGCCAAAGCAAAGCAGCAAGCCTTTTCATACTTTTTCTTTTTCATTAGGTAATCCAGCAGATAGTCCGCCTGCTCATCAGTCAAGACCGTCTTTTCTCTGGTTGGTTCATTGACTGGATTTTCAATCTTACGAACAATAGATCGGAAGTTGGGCAGTTCATCATCCAAAATAGCCTCAATATAATTGCTTAGAGATGACAATGTGCTCTTCAACCGGCGAACACGGGCAGGTGAGTTTTCATGCTCCGCAGCAACCAATTTTGGTATGAAATGACATCCCGTTTTGTGACTTCTGGAAAATACTTATTGTCGGCATTCTGAAGCACCCAGACAAAAAAGATATAAAGATCGCTCGTGTATGCTTTCACGGTGGATTCTGCTTTACCAATGCTCCGCAAATACTCCAGAAAATCATTCATCAAACGAACGTTCTTCGGATTGATTTGGGAGATTAACTCTGGGTTTGTGATTTTATTTTGCTTTGTCTTTCGTCCCACAACTGTCACCTCCTCCCTCATATAAAGAAAGAGCCGCACCTTTTTTCAGATGCGGCTCAAAAAATGGTTAGCAAATCAGAGTTTCATTCTGTTATACATAATGGGGCTTCTCCCCGCCCTCCACTGCATATCTCATCCAGTCCATCAGAACAATTCCGATAATTGATACGACGAACCACAGCAAGGCAAATTGAGGGCAGACCTGACCCATGATATTCCCCGGCATATTAGAGTAATCCCATATCCCTAAGCCAAGAGCTACATTCAGAATAAGGCCGGCAACAAACTCAGTCGCAATAACTGCCAAAGCAGAGATGCCCGCTTGCGCAATTAACGCATCTCCCATGGAAGTTCTGCTCCAAATCGTTCCATGGGGATCGCCAGAATAATTGCCAGCGCAAACATCGTCCAGCTGATTGTCTCCGGCCTCCCCTGTGCCGTTTTCCAAATGACTTCTGCAAAGAAATATACACCGCCAGCCCAGAACCATAGCAGAATAGAGAGAACCCATTTCCCTATACGTTCCCGCATAAATCATCCTCCTCTCAATAACTCGTCAGTTCTCTATGCCGGTTCAAATTTTCCAGTGTTTCTTTCTCCCTAACCTCTGCGCCAAACTGTTCTAACATATACGCTTGTTCCTGAATAATCTTAGCTTGCCGAATGCAGATGTCAGTCAGTTCAGAAATTAGTTCAGCACAATCCATGGATTATTCCCCAGTCCCAACATTTGCTGCGGCTTGCTGCATTCTACCTACAATCGCTTGCATCTGTTGCTGTGCCACAGCCAGTTTCTCATTCATCTCTGTCAGATAAGGCTCTGGCAAGGTCATACCATATTGAATAGCTGACACTTCCTCCGCACTGGTTAATGTCTGTACATACTGCTTCAGCTCATTATGGTAGGTAGTCTGAGTTGTGATAAGCGTCTGTGCCGCAATATAGATAGCTGCAATTTCGGCTGCGGTATAAATACGACAAACACCGCCATCGGCTGATACGGAAACTCTGTACCGCCCAACTCAACAACACGAAATAGGTTGTTGATATTACTCTGATCCTCAATACTCAAATTAAAGTGAACGTTCTCTTCACCGAACTTAATGTCTACACCGTTCACAATAACCGCATTACAGGCATTAGAAATTTCGGACAGCTTTGCAGACATCACAACGGACAGTGCATTGTCCTCGCCCACAATTTCAATAACATCTGTAATTGTAACCCAATCCTTTGCTACTGCATTTAAGAGGCCGGTAGTATCAAGCAGACCTTCCTCATACATGTTTCTTAGCTTTTCTTTCATTAGTTTTGCACCCCCAATGCAGAAAGAATGAGATCGTCCACAAGACTGCCTTGTTTTGCTAAAACAGCGCCGCCGTCAATCTCAATC